CATCTTTAAAAACTTCATTCATATGTTTATATTATTTATTTAATACAAATATACAACATTTTTAACAATAAAAAACAGTTTTACATAAAAGCAAAAAAAAGGGTTCAACATATAGCTGAACCCTTTTAGTGATAATAATCTAAAACAAAAATAGAGATGAAAAAATAGTAACAAATATTTCTTTGTTCAAATATACAATAAATAATTGCATTAAAATAGTTACTTATAAACAATATCGTCTAGGTAGCTATATTCAAGAAGCCAACCAGTAAATTATCTCTTTTTTAATGCCTATGTGTCGACTAAGGCGGATAAAACGGCTATTGTTATATAAGTTTTATTTGTGAAGTGAAGGGATTCGAACCCTTTGTCTGTACCTGTACGACTTTCACCAAGCCACCTCTAGGTTTGCAAACCAATTATATTCAAATATACAAATAAATATATGTATTAAAAACTATACTTAGTCACTAAAAATCATTTGCTGACGAAGTATGTTTTTTTTTATATACAGCACTCCGAACACTTATTTTTATTTAATTATAGCTAAATTTCTTTATTTATTTTTTTATATTAATATTTTACTATAAAACAGTAACTAATTAATAAATTACAAAGTTATATATTTTTATATCAAAGAAAAAATGAAATTATAATTATTTTTATTTTTATTTTTTATTTATTGTAATATTACTAGCTATCTTCTCTGCACTTCTACCAACTACATATCCTCCGATACCTAATTGTAGTAAGTTCCAAAACTCATTCTCTAAAGGTGGAATTGGTAAACCAAACAATGGTGCAATAAATTTTACATAGATAACAATAAAACCAAAAGCTAACATTAGTATTGGTCGCCAACTTCTTTGCAACCAATTACCATTTGCTTCTGCTAATACGATTTCTGTTTGTAGCTTCTGTAATTCTAACTGCTGTTCTTGTAGAACTTTAAACACTTCGTTTTTGGCTTTTAAACGCTCCTCATCAGACGTAAATAAACTATCTATAACTTTACCTACTTCCTTAACAACACCGCCAGTAAACCACCCTAAAATCTTATTCATCTTTATTCCATCTTATTTGTAACTGTACAAAGAATAAAAATACATTTACCTCTGAATAGTTAAAGTTATTATCTGGTTTAAAATATTGCCAACCAATAATCATTGAATCTGGTACTAATAAAATTAAGTTTATCTCCATTACCAACGTGCTTTTGTTTTCCTTATGTCATAATGTGTAAATGTAGCATAAGCGGATAAACCACCTTGCAACAATTCTCCTTCGTTAATCAACAAATCAACCAACTCAAATGTTTCTTGTGGTGTCATATCAGCAATAACAATATCAGATGCTTTACCTAACTTGTGTTGACTGTTTTTAGACCCTTTTACGACATTATCATTATAATCTATACATCTATATCCGCTATTAATTTTAATTGGCGTACCAACAACGTTTCGTAGTGCTTGTAACTGGTTTGCTAACTTCTGTACATTATGTAAAACACCCAAAGGCATATCACATCCGCAAGAACAATTAAACTCTGATTTACTAAAGTTTTTTGTTAATTTCATTTGGGTTTTTTAGTTTAAATATTTTCAATACAGTATAAACAATAGAAACAACTAATAAAGCTATTTTTAGCCATTGCTCAACGTTTGAAAAACTAACAGTAAATGTCAGTAAATTAATTGCTCCTATTCTTATATCTTGCATTTCCAAATTTAGAACTTTAAAGATTCATATTTTAATCCGTAAAAAGAGTGTACACCATCTCCATAAATTTCAACTGCTTTACCAGCCCAACCATAAGGGTGCGAATATTCTCCATTTTCGTCAGCTTCTAATCCATTCCATAAAACATCAACGTGCCAATTTTCTGACAATACCGCTTCTGTTTCTACATCTCCATCTTCGTTAATTACCGCTTGTTCTAAAACGATATTTCCAAGATGCACAATAGAATGGTTATGAGTTGGGTATTCGTTTCCGTTTTCGTCTGTTTCAGTTCCTAAATATTTAATCCTTAAAATAGATGCTTCTTTTGAATCGAAAATATATTTTCCTATTTTTACCATTATATTGTTGTTAAAGCTGTTAATTGTTCGTCCGTTAAAGCTGTTTTAAATACTGCAACTGCATTTACTTTTCCATACATTATATTCGTAGCACCATTTGAGGACGCTAAATTAAGTATGTCTAATCCAATCGGCATTATTGGAGCATTTGTGTCAACCCCAACCTCAACTCCGTTTACCCATAAAGAACAATCATTTTCTTTATATTTAAAAGCTATTTTATTAAATGCAGTTGAATCACTTATACCAGTATAATTGAAAATGGCTTGATATCCACCGCTTGTATAAAGATTTACATCTAACCTATTGTTTGAGTTATAAGATATAATTATCCTATTACTCGAAGTTCCATCTGACAAGGTTATTTCTCGGGTATTCTGTGTGCTATAAGCAGCAAAATCTACATACAGTACTCCCTCTGTTGAATTTATCAAAACTGTGTTTCCGCTATTTCCCGATAAATCTCTCAATCTTGTGGATGCTGCTCCATTTGTCGGTATGTATGATGTTAGATAAGTTAAATTCTCTAATTGACCTTTTGTGCAAGTTCCACTTACTGTGCTTATTAATGTTCCAGAAGCAGTTGTAAAAGTGAGTGAAACTCTATTGTTTAACCCAGTACCAATAAGTGTTCCATTATACGTACCACTAAAAGTGATTGTTCCAGTTCCGTAAAAAGAAACAGTGTAGGTGCTTGCTAAAGTAGTGTTGTTTTGAGTGAATAGTGTTTCTGAATTTAAATATAAATTAGTTGACTGCGGTTCTAATAACCAACTTCCGCAACCACCCTCGTAATTAATTCTTGGTAAGTTTTCAGATACACTATCAACTAATCCTTGTGCATTAACTCTTGTTGCTGCTGAATTTCTTGTGAAAATAAAATCGCCATCTCCGTTAGTTGGTTTTACACTTAACATCTTACCATCATTGTAAGCGGTTGGTGTAAGTAATATTGATGCTTCTTCTAATAAATTTGCCATATTATTCAATAATTTCTAAAGCGGTTAGTGTTGCAGTTGTACAAGTTGTGTTTTCAAAGTATGTTGCCCTTGCTTGTAATGTAGTTAATAAGCTAGGTACAACACTCGGGTTTGCATAATTATAATAAATTCCACCCCATCCATCTTCAACTGGAGAACCCCACCAAGTACTATTGTATATTTCGTTTGCCATCTTTTTCTTTTTTAGTTTCCTTAGCGTTATTCTTTACTTGCTCATAGAAAGCGGATAACTTCATTATGTTAACCTCTTTTGTCTTATATGTCTTTTTTTTATCCCCCATTATAAAACCCAACTTGAAAAAGTATCTACATCTTTGTCTGGGTACATATCCCCATTCTGATTGTTAGTATATTCTGGGTACTTATGACTGTTATCACAAATGTAATCTAAGAACCTTCTTGTATAAAATTCAGACCTATCATTTATTTTACTCATCATTCTATCAATGTCTCCGTAGTTTGCCACATCAGACTCTTCCCCTCTGTGCTTAGATACACCTCCATTATCTATTTTAAACATAGCAAAAGGGAAGTATTCTGACTGAGTGAACCACACTAGCATTGGTTTGATATAAGTGTCTCTAAGAGCTTTATAATCCGAATTAGCAGGTAAGTCCATTTCTTCATCTATAATTAACTCCTGCATCTTATCATAAAGTTTACCTCCTAAGTAATTCTGTATGTGTATATCTTGAGCCACCTCTATAAAGTGAATTAACTTGTCAGCATCAGTATTTCCGCTGATTATTGACCTTGCTTTTAAATCTTTTACTGTTATAAATAGTGCTTTCATTATTGACCTAATATTTTTCTGATTCTACTTAATACGCTTGGGTATGCACCGTTGTCTGCTCTGTCTATCATTCTCTCTTCCATCTCAGAAGGATTCTTAGGCTCTTTTAAGCCCTTTCCATATGCATCATCAGAGTCTACCTTTCTACCGCTTGACTTCTTATAAACTTGAAGCTCCCAGAAGTGATGACAGTTCTTACCGCCTTTGTATTTCAGTAAGCTGTAATTCTGTCTGTTATGACCTAACTCTTTGTTAACACCTCTAAAAGACATCATATTGATATCCTCTTTCCTAAATACAATCTTTCTTCCAGTTAATACTTCCATCTTCTTACAGAACGTTCTACTTCCCTCAGACTTTCTAACTGGAGAATAAGCGTATCTAATCTTGTAAATGTCATCATCCTCTTTAGATGATTTATCCGAATACTTGATTTCAGCCATTTTAACGGCTTCACTTTCCTCTTGGTATACTTCACTATGGATAAGCTCCCATTCATCGCTTAAAACCTCTCCTAAGCCCTCTAATTGATTATAGAGGTCATCTCCTTCTTCGTCAGAAAAGTCTCCAGATACATCAGAGGATAATTTCTCTCCAGTTTCTTCCTCTCTCTTAATCTTAGTTTCAATGTTGTCTAACTCTGTAAACTCAATAGGTTGTAGTGTTGTAAAGTATAAGTCTTGGTGTATATTGTTAAACTCAAGTATCTCAGTCAATCCGTAAATCACACCGTCTTGTAGAGGTCTGATAATTACGTTATCCATTAACACAGATGCTGTTCTTAATTCTTCTGCATTGTTACCAAAACCAGTATTATCTTTAATACCTAATAAGATAGGAGAAACGATACCGTGTCCTAACATTATCTTCTCTCTCGCTTCGTCCGATAAGAATTGATATTGAGCGTGAGCATCTGGCAAGTGAATAGCTTCAATGTCAGCTTTAGTTTCTGCTGATTCATTAAAAGCGATAATAGCTTTACCGCTATTTGAACTACCAGAAAACTTGTCATTTATTTTAGATTCTATCGCTTGTTGAGTTTCAGCGTTTGGAATACCGTTATTAAAGTTTACGAATAAACTTGGTTGTAATCCGTTCTGTATATTAGAAATATGATAGTTAGAAACCTCAGACTCTAATTCAGCATACTGTAAACACGCTTGGTAATCAACAGTAGAGTAGTAGTAAAAACCACTTCTATAAGGTTTGAAGATATAAAGTTCATTAACTTCAGTTTTACTACCGCTTCCAAATGTAGGTATTCTT